GCTGATTTGTAACCAGCAGGTTGGGGTTTCAAGCACCTCCGCCAGCTCCACAAAACTCCCTCTAAGAGGGAGCTTTTTATTTATACAAATACGTTTGCGGTTATCGGCACAGGAAACCGCGGATTTTCAGGAAGGAGAAACTATGGCCGAAAAGAAAAGCAGAGCCGGTAAGCCCGAAGGCGGAAGTATACCCGAGAGCGTTCGTATCAATAGACGCAAACCTATACGAGTTAACGCCGATTACACTCCTCCAACAATTCGGCTCAAGGCTCCTGATAATGAAGAAAGAAAATATTACTGCTGTATGTGCGGAAAGGATTTTGAAAAGCAAAAAGGAAATTTCCCAAGCGGCGGTAAGTCACTTTTATGGAAAGGCAATAACGGATATTTACCGTTTTGCAAAAATTGCACCGAAATATTGATGCAATCTATGACGTCATTTTACAGCGGCAACGAGGAACACGCTTTGCGACATTTGTGTTCTATGTTTGACTGGTGCTACAATGACACGGCATCTGCGATGACACTGGCAGATGTACATTTTACAAACTCTCGTGTCTCAATATACCCGTCTAAGATGAGCGCCCGCCCGTCTGCTATGCACGGAGAAACATTCTTAGACACTATTCGCGAGGAGGTTGAGGAGCGAGACTCTTTGACCGATTATGCAATTGTCCCGGATGGCGACGATAGCGACTTTGAAGTCACTCGCGAAATGATACGCACTTGGGGTAAAGGATTTACGCCCGACCAATATCAGTTCCTCGAAGAGGAATACAAGGATTGGACTACAAAAAGTGTGTGCAAAACTAAGGCGCAAGAAGAGCTATTCAGAAACATTGCGCTGGCTCAGCTTGATGTTCGTATCGCACGTCAAAACGGTGGTGACGTACCGAAAGCTCAAAAGGCGCTTCAAGACCTTATGAACTCAGCTAATATTCTCCCTAAACAAAACTCTGATAACATTCTTGCCGATACGCAGACTTTCGGAACATTGTTGCGAAAATTCGAAGAAACCGCGCCCATTCCTGAACCCTCGCCTGCGTGGAGAGATGTAGATGGTATCAGGCGCTATATGAACACTTGGTTCAGAGGCGGTCTTGCGAAAGCTTTGAAAATAACCAACGAAAACACGGCTCTTTATGACGAAGCCGTTGAGGAAATGCAGCGCTACACCGTTCAACCCGTTGCGGTTAGTGAACAAGATAGTGCCGACGATGCCTCTATCTTCGACCAAAGTGGCGGTGAAGAAGGCGGTGGCGGCAATGAATGACGACGCAACAAGATATAATCGTATTATGCAATCCATTGGGGAATGGGCGTCTTTCTATAGAGCGAATCCGCATCGCTTTATACAAGAATATTTTGGAATCAAATTAAAACGATTTCAAGAAATAATGATTTGTGAAATGTTTGATTCTGAACGAGTTTGCTTTATCGGGTGTAGAGGTATTTCAAAAACTTGGACAACTTCGTTGTTTGCAAGTACGAAATGTGTCCTTTATCCCGGTACAGCTTGTATTGTTTCCTCATCTACGAGGCGACAAGCGAGGGAAATTGTGGCGAAAATCGAAAAAACATTTATGCCTAATTATCCTATGTTTGCACTTGAAGTTGAGGATATAGTCAACAACCAAATCAACACCATCGTAAAGTTCCGCAATGGTTCTTACATCGAAATTGTTACCGCCAACCAAAATGCAAGATGCGGACGTGCGACATTACTTATCATCGACGAAGCAAGAATGGTCGATAAAAATATCATTGACTCCGTTTTGAAAAACTTCCTCACCGCGTCCAGACACGCTGGCTTTATGGATTTGGATGAATATAAGGACTATCCGATGGAGCCCAACCAAGAAATGTATCTCACATCGGGCTGGTATGCCAATCATTGGTGCTACAATCTTTTCCGAGATTATGCGGCTGGTATGATTAAAGGGAAGAAATATTTTGTCGCGGCTCTTCCGTATCAATTGTCAATTAAAGAAAAATTATTGAGCAGACAGCGAGTGGAAGGAGATATGGGTAGCTCCGACTTCAATGAAGTATCTTGGATTATGGAAATGTGTGCTGAGTTTTGGTCTGGCGCTGATGGCGCGTTGTATTCTTACGACGAGATATCGCCTGCTCGACGGCTCAGATATGCGTTCTTGCCTCCAAGGTTATCTGGCTTGATTTCTGACAAACGTGTCAGGATTCCACAAAAAATGCACAACGAAGTGCGAATTGTATCTGCGGATATTGCATTGATGCAATCTTCTGGCAAGACCGCAAATAACGACGCTACTTCTGTATTTGTTAATCAAATGCTCTTGAATGAAAATGGTTCGCGTGCCATCAAGAACATCGTTTATACACAAAACTATGAAGGTCTGCGCGCTGAAGAGCAGGCTCTGGAAATTAGGCGTACATTCGCACAATATGACGGAGACTGGCTTATTATTGACGCCCGCGGTCTTGGTTTGCCGATTGTAGATTTGCTTATGGCCGATATGTATGACCCCGAGACGGGAGAAACGTACTGTGCTCTTGGTTGTTTCAACAATGAGGAAATCAACAGGCGTTGTAAGGTTAAGAATGCTCCAAAGAAAATTTGGGCTATGCTTGCCAACAATGATATTAACTCACAATGTGCTCTTACATTGCGAGAGGAGTTTAGGCAAAATACAATTCGTTTACTTGCACACGAAGAAAATTTCGAGGAAGACCTTGGTCAACTTGCGGGATTTTCTCGTCTAAAGCTTGAAGATAAGCTTCGCATTAAAGCGGCATACATCAACACGAGTTTAGCGGTTAACGAACTCATCAACCTCGAAACTGAGGTTAGGGGCAACTATGTCCGCGTAAAAGAGAAATCGGGATATCGAAAAGACCGATTCTCATCTCTAAGCTATAATATATGGCTCGCCAACCTTTTGGAAAAAGAACACGCAAACTCCGCTAAAAAACCAAGCGGGTTTGAAGACTATGTATTCCAATTTAGGCAGCCGCAAATCAAAAGAAAACGATAAATTAAGAAAGGAGGATTAGCCAGTGGCGCAAAAGAAAGTTAACATCAATACCGTTCCTTCCGTCAGCGATGTCGAAGAGCGTCAAAAATTTGCAGCGGCTTTTGCAAAAGCAATGGCTCAGCAAACAATTCACGACCCTAACGGCAAGACTTCAAGACGAACTTCTCGCACGTTTACGTCGTACACACGTGAGAATATCGAAACATATCTTGAGTCTCCTACTGCGAATGAAAAGGAACTGAGAAACGCCAGTATTTTTCTTTACCAGACTCATTCAAGGTACAGAAATCTGCTTCACTATTACGCGTGCGTTCCTCGTTGGTATTACACCATCACTCCTCTTGCTTTCAACCCCGAAAAGGTAAAGAAAGAAACTTTTAAGAAGCAATACCAAAAGACTTGTAACATCATTGAGTCAATGGGCATCATCAGAAGTATGCGCGAAGCGGCGCTTATAGCTCTGAGAGAAGGTGCTTTTTACGGAGTAATCTGGGGTGGAGATGGCAATTCTTTCATTCTTCAGAAGCTTAACCCCGATTATTGCCAAATTGTGAGCATCACCGACGGCAACGTCTTTCAGTTTGCTTACGATATGAGCAAAATCAAAGAAGAAGACCTTGAAACTTACTACCCGCCTCAATTTGCCGATATGTATCGTACATATCAGTCTGGAGGCAGCCAATATCAGGTTGTTCCTCCTGAAGTTGGATTTTGCATCAAGGGCGACTCGTCTATCCCTGAATACAGTATCCCTCCGTTCTCTGCGGTGCTTCCGTCTCTGTATTCTATCAAAAATGTTGAAGACCTCACCGAGACAGCTACGGAGCTTTCTAATTATAAGCTCATCGCTGGCGTTCTTCCCGTTGACGATGAGGGCGTTCCGTTGATTGACTACAATACGGCTATGCAGTATTACGCGCACATTGCGGGTAATGTTGGAGACCGTGTTGGTGTCGCAATTAGCCCCTTTGAGCTGAAAAGCTACGATTTTGAGCAAAGTGGAACGACAGCACAAATCGACAATGTGGCGAGAGCGAACGAGAACTTCTTCGCATCGGCCGGTACGAGTGCGCTTCTTCACGGTGCTACAAACTCCACAAGCGGCGTTACCAAGTTGGCTATTAAAACCGACGAGGCATTTGCTTTCACCATTATGAACCAGTGCGGTGCGGCAATTAACCGCTTCTTAAAGACATTGACTGGAAATGTGAAGTTCAAGATTAACTTCCTTCCTGTTAGTATCTTCAATGAAACGGAAATGATTGAGCAATACAAGAGCGCAATGAATTTCGGTATGGGCAAGCTTCAGTATGCTGCTTGTATTGGAATGGCTCAAACAGACTTGCTCGGACAGGCTTATATCGAAAACGAAATTCTTGAGTTCGATACGGTGTTTACTCCGATGCAAACCGCTTCAACTCGTTCGGCTGACGACAAGAGCCCCGGACGCCCCGAGTCTGACGACATTTCGGACGAAGGCGAGGAAACTCGCGATACAACCGCCAACGATAACAAGTGAGGTAGCGTATGAGCAGAAGACTTACAAACGACGAGTTTATCAAGAGATTGGAACAATTCCAACCTGATATTGAGGTTCTCGATACATATGTCACCGCAAAAACCAGAATGCGAGCAAGGTGCAAGCGTTGTGGCAGAGAATGGGAAGCAGACGGCGGTAGTCTCGCAAGAGGCGACGGATGTATTAGATGTGCATCGGTTGATAGAGAGGCAAAACGCCGTATTTCCACAGATGAGTTCAGGTGCAAGCTATCAAAAATCTCCCCTACAATTGAGGTTGTCGGCGAATATAAGTCCAGCACAGACAAAATTCACGTTAAGTGCTCAGTGTGCGGACACGAATGGCTTGCAGCTCCTTACCATCTACTTGAAGGTCACGGATGTTGCGAGTGTTTGCGTGAACAAAAGCGAATACGCTTTCGGAGCACACACGAGGAATTTGTGCAAAAACTGCTCGCCGTACATCCTGATTTTAGAGTTGTAGAAGGCAATGACAATATATATCAGTCTGCTGATACACCACTTTTCTTCGAGTGTCCACACGGTCATACGTTTCGTGCCAGACCGAGCAATATGCTTAGACCCGCATCGGGGTGCTCCGTGTGCAAAGAGTCGATGGGTGAGCAAAGAGTTCGCAGGTACTTAGAAGAAAATGACATTCCGTTCGTTCCTCAAAAGGTATTTTCTGACTGTGCATACATACGAGTTCTTCCGTTTGATTTCTATGTCGAGTCTTTGAATACGGTTATTGAATTTGACGGACATCACCACTTCGTGCCAATTAAGTATTTTGGCGGAGATGTGCATTTGAAAGAAACTCAGACGCGAGACGAAATCAAAACGAAGTATTGCCTCGACAATGGAATTACTCTCATTCGGATTCCGTATTGGGACTATGACAACATCGAAAGTATTCTCGATGAAGTAATTAGCTCGCAGCAAAGGAGTCAGATATGAAAAACATTTTTATCAAGGTTGTCAGCCCCGAAGTAGCCGAACAATTGGCGCTTCAGGGCTTTCAATATATCAAGGAGCAAAATGCTTTTGTGTTCGCCTATAGCGATGAGCTTATTGCCGTTCTCCAGCAGCAGTATTCTCATTCGCAATTTGCGTGCGAAAGCAAGCTCAGATTCTAAGAAAGGAGGAAAAAGATGACAAAAAGATACACAGTAGAATTTAACG